CTAGCTGTTACTAGATCATAACCAGACTTAACATCAAAACCTACACGCTCATAGGCTTCTTGTATGATCTCAGCTGTATCTAAACTAAATGTATGTGTACCAGATGTTGCCATAATTTACCTGTTAAAGATTAATTATAAGCAATAGTTACTGAAGTAGTGTTTGTTAAATCTATAAATACACCAGTTTCAAAAACTAAACCATCATTAGGAACATAGACATCTAAGCCTTCTGTACCGAAACCTGCTTGATATCTTAGAATACCATTAGCATCTGTTCCATCATACAGCTTTACAGTTGAGCTTGCAACGCCTGCTCCTTGAATATATTGAACCCTTACTCTGCCCAGAAAATTATCTGTAGCCTGTGGGTCTTTACCAAATCTTCCGTCCGAAGTTCTGGTACTAAACTTTACGTCACTTGATGACATATAAACCTCCTTGTGTAAGGGGAATCTAAAAGACTCCCCTTGATTATTTTAATTACTTCTGACTTCCGTCAGTACCGTTTGTAAAGTCCCAAACAAAATAGTAAAGTCTAAAAGCAACATTACCGCCTGTTGGTGCAGAGTTACCTACTCCACCAGTAATAATAATTGGATCATTACTAGCTGTAGTTCCATTAGCTGGTAAGATTGTAGCTAAGTCATTTCCTGCTGTAGCATCTCCAAATTTAATAATGCCATCACCATCAGCATCACCATTAACTACTAAACCATCTACGTCAAATTCAGTAGAATCATTTGCGTTTTTAAAACCTAAATTAAATGTAGGGTTAGTTCCACCTGTTGCAGCTCCGTCTACTTCTAGACGATATACAACTGAGTTTGGTGGTAAAATTAATTTACCTGTTTTTTCTGATCCAAATATCCATTTTTGAACTTCTGTTGTTGCAGCCGCTGTTGGATCTGGAATATATCCCCATGCTACAAGAGCTGTTGCTCCTGCAAATTCAGGGTTCTTTGTTTTTTGTGCGTTACCTACTCTAAGTGGTCCGCTAAATGTCGTTCTTGCCATTGTTTACTCCTTTGTAATCTAGCTATGCTAGTCAATGTTAATTAAAGTTTGAGAAGGGGGCACTTTTAAAATACCCCCTAGTCTAAGTTCTATTAGTTACGCGCCTGAGTTACCGTAAACAGCACGCCAGTCAGACCAACCGAAGCTGTATCTTTCTCTGGCTTTATATCTTACGTTACCTGTTTCAAAATCGCCTTCCATCTTAGTGCTCATAGATGATCTGTTGAACATCTTTGTGCCATTAGGACAGTCGGTTCTAATGAACCATGCGTCTGGATCTGAGAACCTGTGGTTAGTAAAGTAACCGTTAGGAATCATACCCATGTTGTTGATAGCGTTGATATCATTGTCAGCTGTGCCTGGACGACCCTGAGACTTCATAAGTCTTTCTGCTACAAATACCAATTGTCTTGGAATGTGTAGAGACTTACCTTGAAGTGCTACTGGGATACCCTTGTCATCTGTGAATCCAGCAATGTCAATCAAAGCTGTTTCTAAAGATGTCTCAGATAAGTCAGCATAAGTAGCAGGTCTGTTAGAACCTGTGCTACCGTTTTGTAGTGGGTGTGCATTAGATACTAATGATTGACCGTCACCACCTGCAACAGCTGCGTTAAACGCATTGTTGTAAACGTTAGCTGCTGTTAGCTGCTTAGTAGAAGCCATAGATCTAGCTAATGCTTTAGTTAGTCTAGTTGAAAGCTTATCATAAAGATTATCTTCCATTGCTTCTTCTGTTAGTGAAAAGGCTAATGCTACTGTGTTATGTGTATATCTTGATACATAACCTTCGCCTGACTCAGCGTATTCAACTGCTGCGCCTTCGAATTTTTCGTTTGCATTACCGAACCCTGGGAAAAGTACTTCTTCCTCAAAGGCTCTATTTGATGTTTCCTCATCGAACAAGACGGCATGCTCATTCTCGTATCTGTTATATTCAGTTCCGAAAATAGCATTAAGACCTGGCTCCAGTTCTTTAAGGATTTGTGCTCTTGATATAGCCATTTATTATCCTCCTATATACCTGTTACGCCAGTAGCGCCTAGTCCAAATTGATGAGTATTAATTTTCACCATTATGTCCATTGTAGTTCCTGCTGCTGTGTACGCATCATCCAACTCTGCACTACCCAAGAAAGTTAATGGGAAAGTGTTTGTTGTTGTTTTTGTACTTGAGTCAGCGGTTAACCCTGATTTGTGTGTAATTGTAGAACCTGTTGGTCCTGCTACGATTTGTAGATTTTTACCTACATCTGCAATTGTTAATGCAGTTGTATCTTGATCAGCTTCCATTTCAAAAATGATATCTGGATCATCGTATACATACACTTTGTATTTGTCTTTAGCTACAGTTCCTGTCGGAATTGATCTAACAAATTTTACTTCGCCAGATGCATTGTCCACATACTCTGCGCCATAAAACACTCCTACGACTGCTCCTGGACTTGCAGCGGCCATATCAGTTACGATATTTCCAGCTGAAAAAGTCACGAGATCGCCTTCGAAGAATGCTGATGGTGCGGTAGCGGCTATTCTGTAACCATTAGAGCCACTAAAGTTATTGGTTCTAATTAGACCACCTTTAGCGTGCTTCTTTGGTTTTAGGCCATATGCCATGTTTATACCTCCATAGTATAGTTAAGCAAAATTCTGACCAATATTACTATCAGTCGTCAAACTTTGCAGTTTTATTTCCTCCGCCTCGTGTGACTGAGGAAGATCCGTCTTGGCTGATAGGTGCAGCAGCGCTATTGTTGCTTTGCAATTCAGAGTTGACCGCTCTTTCTTGCATTCTGGTCTTGTTATCATAGTACTCATTTCTTTCGTCAGCGATCTCTTGATCAACCTTCATAAGAATTAAGTCACCACTTCTAACTACACCCGCATGCTTTCCTGTGTCTAAAACATCCGATTGCCAGTTCCCGCCAAGTTCATCGGGTTTTACTGGTTCGTATCCTTGACGAGCTCTTTCATGTACATTTCCTGATTGATCTTCATTCAGGAGTTCATGTCGAACCCATCTATAATGCACACCATCTGGCGGAGTTGGAGTATCCAACTTGCTTGGTGGTGTCCATGCAGTTTTGCGAGTACCCGAACTTCGCGTCTTACGGGTTGTCTTAGTAGCTTGTGTCATTCATCTACTCCTTATCTCGCCGACTCATCACGGCGTATCTTTTGTCGCGCGTATTCTTGTAGAGATACTCCAAGTTTATTGGCAGTCTCCACTTCTGATTTGCTCAATGTGACTTTTTGTTTGCCACTGGGCGAGGTGCGCGTGCCCCCTCCTACTACTTGAACCTTTTTTGCTGATGAACTCTGTTTGAATTTATCAGGAAACTCTGCACGAACACGAGAATCTAACTCGTTGTAATATTCATCAGGATCTGAATCAGGATATATTCCTTCATCAATTAGTTCCTTATGAACTATCATCGCGGCTTGGGTCATAATCTTTTCACTTTGATTACTTCCTCCAAACCAGGAGTTTCTTTTCTGCCAGTTAACAGCTTTCCTATCAGGAGCAACTGCTTGTGGCTTTTCTTCAACAGTTTCTTCAACAGAAACTTTTGGAGAAGAAGCATTCTTAGCTCTTTCTTCATACTGCCTTACAACTAATGCCTCAGCTTTAATTGATGCTAACTTATCGGTAGCGTCAATTTCTTTATCAACATCACCTGCTTCTTTAGCAGAACGAAGAGAAGCTAATACTTCCCTCTCTTGAGCTTTTAGTCTGTCACCATACTGCGTAACCGCAGCCAGCTCAGAATCAGCAGACCTTCCAACTAGTTCCTGGTTTTCCCTTTTGAATTTTACTTTCTCTTCTTCAAGAGCAGCAAGTCTTTCTTCAAGTTCTTTCCTCTGTTTAACTAATCTTTTAATCCGCTTCTCAGCTCGTTTGCCATATAGTTTCTTGTCTTCAGAAACTTCTTCTTCTGTTACATTTTCAGTAGAATCTTCCGCAGTATCTTCTGCTTCATCATCCTCTTCTTCTATATCAGTGTCAGGGGTTTCTGGTTCTGGAGCCTTGGGCTCTTCAGAAGACGTTTCTATTTGGTCTTCTTCATCTATCTCAATCTCGAGTTCTTCTAGATTAAGTTTATCGTTTGGGTCTTCTATCATATTTACCTCCGTCAGTTGCGAACTGCGTT